GTTTTCACGCAAATCCGCCGCGATTTCTTTTAATTCTTCTAGAGTGGTGCAATTCACCCCATCTTCAAAAATCTTATGAATATACGACCCAAACTGCAAGGCATCCTTCGAGACGTTCTGGTTGTAGTCCTCTGGAAGGTAGTCCACGTATTTGAACTTGTACTTCAGCTTGCACTCGTCGTAAACCTTGATTTTTGATGGGGATACTTTATTTGTAAACATGTCTATACCTATTAAACTAATTCTAACCTACTTAGAGGAAAAATTCCCCGAAAATATTATTTCGGGTAGGGAATTCCGCACTAACTCTTTTCTGGTAAAGGACGACTTTAAGAAAAAACTCTACGTCAACTTAGATAGTGGTCTGTGGTCAGACTTCAAAGCGGGAGAGAGTGGGAATTTCTATCAGCTTATATCTATGGCAGAGGGCATCCCTCTCTCATCTGCTCAGTCCCAAATAAGAAAAAAGGCTTTCGATGCGGGATATAATTTGTTTGGTGTTAAGGAGGTCCCCTCAAAGAAACAAGAAGAAAAGACCCTTTTTCAGTCCATTACAGCCGATGTGGAGACTTTCGAAGCCCTTAATCCTACAAAGGACATTAACTCTCCTTCTTTTCTTAAGAGACTAGCCTCTCGCTTTGCGTACGACCGTGCATTAGAGAAATTCAAATTTTACATCTCCCGAACTGGAAAATACTCTTATAGAATAATTATTCCTTATTTTGATACGGATAAAAGTGTTTTTTACTTCCAAGCTCGTACTTTACGGGATAATGGGGTTAAGTATCTAAACCCCTCACAAGCTTTATATGGGATTAAAACTTCGGAAATTTTGTATCCCTACAATGAAGATATGGAATATGTAGTGGTGAGTGAGGGTCCTCTTGATGCCATGTCCCTTCAGACGGCAGGGTTGAATGCTACTTGTACCCAAGGGTGTAAAATGTCCCATACTCAAGCCCAGAAATTAAAAAATAAGAAAGTAATTATTGCTTATGACAACGATGAAGCTGGCCGCAGTGGTTTCTTGGCAGCGAAGAAACAATTATTACACTCTCTTAACTCAGATATTTATTCCGTCACGCCTCCTAAGGAGTTTAACGATTGGAACGACTTTTTAGTAGCCAGGGGTAAGGAGCAGGTTTTCCTGTATGTGCAAAATCACATTATGAAAGCTGATTTTGAGTTAACTGTTATTGAACGATTAACTTAAACTTTGGGCTATAATGAAGGGTTTCCAATAAATTATACCTAACCTGTACCTCATAAACCCCGGTGGTCCCTCCCAAGTTGTCCTCAAGGGAGGCAGGTTGGATATTAGCGGTGTCCCAAAGGAAGGAGATATTATTATTACAGTCTACGGATACGCCTCCAGATGTATCCGAAAAATCCTGAACTACTACTCGACTTGCTAATTCGGGTGTTTCGTTAATTTTAACAATCTTCATCATAGCATTATTCAAAACGGAGCCTTGTTGAAACATATTGCGAATGGCTTCAGGAACGGAGGAATTTTCTAGGGTAAAATTGGTCTTTACCTTCAGCGGCTCCCTAGACCCTATGTTAATGTACCGATTTACTAATTTGTTACTTGGGGTAATTTCTACTGGGGAGGTTGTTGCTATGACACCTTTTGATGTTAAAGAAAATGTATTAACGTAAGTTCTGGTAAATGAACCTATAACGTCCATAATCGTCCAGATATCCAGGTACTCTCCAACGGCGGACGCAGAGTTAGCTATAAGCTCCTCTCCCGCCTTATCAACCCCACTAGCGCCAGGTTGTAGTATGACAGCGAAATACCCGTCAGACACCTTAAAAATGCCGCTGGCGGAGTCTGGTAGATAAGGTATGTAATCTATAGGACTTTTCTGGGATGAAACGTCCCAATATGCGACTCCATCCGGCCCGGTTGTCCAATTAGAGAACCTATAGGAATAGTCTGTGGAGCTAACTTGTCCGTAAGTATCGGACCCCGCTGACAAGTCTAGGTACTTATTTCCCACTCCTTTTGTGGTATCCTTAAAAATGTGAACTGAACACACTTGATAGGGGTTTTGGTACGCTCCATCATTAAGGAAGAAAAATTCCAAAAGCGTTGGGCTGATGGGGGAAGGGTTGTCACATCTTTTTACTACGGGGTAATTATTAAATTGGGTCATCTAAAATCCTCTACTTATATGTAGTGGACTGCGACTGGTCCAAATACTCCTTTTCCTTGTCCTTTTCCTCATTTAAGAGGGATATAAACTCCGTACGCTCTTCTCCTGTCATTAGGAAAACGTCTTGGTAGCTAAACCTGCAATGCCTAACTAGAATGTAAACTTCTTGCGCTAAACTCTCTAGCCTGGAATCTAGCTCACTGAGAAAAAATTCTCATTTAAGGGTATAGTAGTTTGGGTGTCTTCACCACAAGAGGCACACCCAAAGGTAACGGTGGTGTCCATTCCGTATCTTTGCTTAAAAATTTGTTCTCTTAAAGTAGCAACGTCTTTAGCAGTGGTGCCTTTGATAAACCCCTCAATGATTTTCTTGTCCGCATGGTCCGATACAGAGAGTACAAATTGATGCAGGTTATCCACAAGTAAATCAACATCCTCCACAAAATCTTCATCTTTTCCTCTAGGGGAGATAAAAGTGACCTCCTGTAGGGAATCCGGTAGGGTTGTCTTGAAGGGTTCCTGGTAGTCATCGGGTGCGTAGTTAACGGGCACTTTGGAAATTTGTAGTACCAATTCACTCTCAGCTTCACAATGTTCACAAATACCCCGAATTTTATAGTCATCCCCGTAGGAGATTTCTCTTAGTTTAAAAAGCAAGTATGCTTTATCAAATAGGGTCATGGAATCATAGTCAAGCCCCTCCACACAGTCATCAAACAAAGACTTGATAATAGCTCGTCCCTGTCTAGCTTTTTTGATACTTCGAAGTTTTTTCTCCTGCTCAAAAGTAAAAGGCTTAATCTTAACTGTTCCATTATGGTTGTTATAAGCTTTACCCCGGGAGGGCAGGGAAACTTCAATAATAGTGTCTTTACTCTTTACATTACCCAAAAGGTCTTCTAGTACCTCATTAACGGGCTTATTAATAATATAAGCTTCCTCGGGCATTGGTTGGATATCTTCCGCTTTTTCCGTTTGAGCAGGCTCGGAATCCAATTCTGCGGCAGAAACTTCACTGGAGGGGTCAATCCCTTTCTTTTGCATATAGTCATGCGCTATATCAATAATAGACTTTTCTTTTTCTTTTGCCATAGGTATACTATAATAGTGTGGTTATTATGAAAATTACAGTAGAAAACAATTTTTCTAATCTACAAACCTCCAATACACAATTACTCAAAATTTTAAGAAAAAAGTACAGTGCCAAAATACCGGGCGCTAACTACTCTAGTGCGTTCAGACGCGGGTGGGATGGGAGAAAATACTTCTTTTCCAAAAAAGGTAAATTTGGTACGGGGATGCTTCCGCTAATCCTTGCCGACCTTGAGTATGTAGGTATCACCCCTGAAATACAGGATTTGCGTGAAAAATGCCCTCTCCAAAACTTCCATCTCCCTGGAATGAAACTGAGAGATTACCAGGAATATTTGGTGAAAAAAGCCCTAGAAGCACAGGGATGTGTTATAAAGTCTCCTACAGGTTCAGGAAAAACCCTTATTTTGGGCGCTATCCTTAAAGCCCTTGAAGGAAAGCCTGGTTTAGTGTTCTTTACCAAGAAACAATTGCTTTACCAAACTTATAAGGAATTAACCAAATGGGGTTTCGATGTAGGCGTAGCTTTTGGTGAGGGGGTGGATATCAAGCCTCTGACGTTATGCACGGCCCAATCAGTGGACAAAATCCTTGATTCCCATCTTAAAAAAGCTAAATTCATCATTTTTGATGAGGTTCACGAATTCTCAAAAGGTAAATTAACAACGAAGATTTTGAAATCTTTTCCTGCTGCCAGGTATAGAATTGGGATGACGGCAACTGTACCCACTGACTCGATAGCGAAATTAAATCTCATCTCTTCATTAGGGCAAACCATAGAGGAGGTCCGTGCCCCCGAGCTTGTAAACGCGGGTTTTCTCACGAAACCCATTATTCAGATGATTCCTATTAAAGATAAGAGGGATGTGGATGACGTAAGTCTTTCCTACCAAGATATTTATGAAAAATATATTTCAACGAATGATGACCGGAATTATGTAATTCAAACCCTTTCCCACAAAATTAGTAAAAAACCCTCAAAAACTCTTATTTTAGTAAAAGACTTAGGTCATGCGGAAAAGCTTCATCAATTAATACCTAATTCTTTCAAATTAGAGGGCAAAAACTCTATAATAGAAAGAGAAGAAGTAGTTAAAAAGTTTAAGGAACAAGATTCCGCAGTTATCATAGGAACAACAATTTTACAAACAGGTATTGACATTCCTGAAATTACTCATCTTATTAATGCAAGGGGGCTAAAATCTGAGATAGCAACTCTCCAAGCACTTGGAAGGGCGCTACGTATTCACAAATCTAAAACCCAGGTTTTTGTTTATGATTTTTTTGATAGAGCCCCGTATTTGGAAAAACACGCCAAATCACGCATTGCGTCGTATAAGTCTTTAGGGTTTGAGGTCAATTATGAAAAATAAACAACAAGAAAAGAATAAATTAAATAAATTTACCCCAGAAAATCTAGAAAGATTAAGGTATTTTGTGAAGCGCTTAGAGTACTTAAGGGAAAACCGTGACATAAATTTAGAAACAGTTAAGGAATTTGACATGGTTATTTCGGAGCTACTCATAATGAGGTCTGGCTTCGTGGAAAATTTGCTAAATTGGGCTAAACAAGACTATATTATCGAGTAACTTCAGGAGCCTCTTCAGGAGCCTCTTCAGGCGCTTCTTCGGTGGCTTCTTCGGTGGCTTCTTCGGCGGCTTCTTCTTCGACTTCATCTGCGATTTCATCGAAATTTAAGTCTATATCATCAACTAGGTCTGATAAATCCTTAACAAGGTCTTGGACTTCTTCTGAATCGTCCTCTTTAGCTTCCGCAACTTCGTCCTCTGTTTCAGTAGTTGCCTCGGTTTCGTTAGAGTGCTCTTTTTTAAGTTTCCCCTTAGGAGCTTCCTTTTCTTCCGACTCTTCTCCTTCTTCTGGTTCCTCTTTTTTCTTCTTTCCCCCTTTAGGCTTCTCTTCTTTGGGCTCGTCTTCCTCATCATCATCATCGCCATAGTATTGGGCTTCTTTGAGAGTGTTGGATAGGTCTGCGATACTAAAGGTTTTATCCTTGGAGGTCAACACAATATCGGCGGACTCTAATGCTTCCGATAAGATGTTAGAGATGTCTAGAACTTGGACGCCCCCTTTCTTTTTTAGTAATGTAGAGAATTCAACTAAAACATCTTTTAAAATGCCCTCGCCTGCGTAGGAGCTTAAGGTTTCAAAAATATTGGATTGTACTTCAGACAAACCCTTAAAAGAAGGCACAAACCGTAGGCTTTGGACATTTACGCCGTATGTGTTGTTTAGGACTTCCAAAACGGTTTGCTTCAAAGGTTTTTTCATAGTGAAAATTTTCCCCACAAACTCTCGAACATCCTTTTGGGAAATAGTGCCGGGGTTAGAGACTTGGAAAACAGATTCCATTACAGTCATTAAATCTACTTTTGTGGATAAAGCAAGATAAGGTAGTTCCGCTACTGCTTCATTTAAAGCTTTCTCAATTACACTATCTTCCGCATAAATACACGAAGCCAGCTTAGAAATGGAATCGTTTTTTACCCACATAGTGGAAAAAGATTCCTTAGTCTCCATTAGCTCTTTACGCACGAGCTCTTTTTCACAAACCATTTCATACAATGTTTTTTTGTGATTAAAAGGAACAACCAAAAGTTCTTCTTCAAGATTCTCTAATTTGAGTTTGGGGAGGTTGTATGTTTTCCCGACCAATTGAGATAGGCGTAGCCCTTCAATAAGATTTGTGTTTTCTAGAAGCTCCCCTTTTTGCTCTGAGACCATATTTTGAAACAGGGGTAGTACTTCCAAAAGTTTGTGGTAGGCTTTAGTTTCTACTATATTGTAAGCGTCCCCAAACCGAGAGAGTTTTTTACCTAATCTACGGCGAGATTCGTCAATTTGTCCTCGCATTTGGAAAGCCCCCATCAAAGAATCAAAAGACATCTCGGCCTCATCATACCCATCATTATGAATAGAATCGATGAAATTCTCAACCACGGTAGAAACTTTATCATCAATATAAGCATCGCTGGTTAAGGTTTCTATGTTTTCGCATACTAATTGGTCTAACACTAGTTTATTTTTGTGAAAGGAGTATGATGCGTGTATAAAATTTGATTTTTCCGTCAAATAAGTAACCCTTTGGGAGGCATCATCAATATTGAAGATGACGAGATTTTCGCGCAAGCGACGTCCTAAGTAATCTCCTGCCTCATTTAAGCGGACAAAATTCTTATTTCGATTATTAAATAATTTGTTGATATTCATGGTAACTTCTAGAAGTATATAGCGTTAGTTTAAGGGTCCTTAGAGGGATTTTTTATTGAGGAGGCGCCTCCGGCTGTGGAGCTCCCCCCTCTGGAGGCATCCCTGGTTGTCCCCCGGGTTGTGCGTCTAACGGGGAAGTTCCCGGTGAGGCTAGTAGTGCAGCTTCTTCCTCTTTCTGTTTTCTCACCTCATCAATTTCTCGGTCATTCATACCATAGAAATTTTTGTAGATATACTCATCTGAGAAGAGCATTAACCCCTTAAACGCTTGTACAACGCGTGTTTTTTGTTCTGAAAGTTCTAGGCGCCGCTTTTCCGCAATATCGGATGGCGGTGCTAATTTAACCTCCAGTCCCTTAATGGATGCCGTAGGAAAACCCCGTAATTTTAAGTGGCGCTGAAATAATGTTTTTAGCCCAACTTCAACATCCCGTTGAACCCTTAGGACAGCCTTTGCAAATTTTGCATCAAGTTGGGAAAGGTTGGCTTTCCTTTCCGGGGATTTGTCCTTTTCGACTACAAAGTCTTTTGGTACTTTCATAGCAGCCAGTACTTTATCCCTGAAGTACCTAACATCATCAATTTCCCCTAAATTTTGAGCACCAGGCAGTGTCTCAATTTTTGTACCTTTTCCATTTTGTATGGGGACAAAAAAGTCTTCGTCCGCAGACAGGGGGTTGAATCTTTCATCCACGGAGCCAGAATGGGTATTAAAGAATTTCTCTTTTTTAAATTTGGCTTTAACACGCTCCATAAACATTTCTACCTTTGTTTGTGGGAGGTTACCCGTCTCAATATAAAAAATACGCCGCTCTGGAGCTCTGTGAAGACGATATATAAGCATAGCGTCCTCCATCATCCTCAAAGATTTCCAAGCACGGACCCCAGGAGCAAGAATGGATTTGCCATAAGGATAATAATTTGCGTCCGAAGTGTGGCCTCTAAAATGAACTAATTGTTCCCGGTCAAGTTTAATAACGGATTGCTTATCCCACTTTCCGACTGGACTATATTCGGTCTGTTGTATATTAGAGTTTTTTGGTACCTCTTGAATAAACCCTTTAAGGTATCCGAATCGGTCCTCTTCTCGAAAAATGTACAGCGGGTTAAGAATTTTTATTCGTTGAATCCCGGCGTCAGAGTTGTTTAAATCAACAATGTTCTCAACAAAACAATCACCGTATTTCACTACATTTCTAACAATATCCCACAGATATTTGTTTAATTCGGTTGTTTTAATGAAATCATTTAAAGCGTTACTGACGGCATCCTCCTCTGTTTCCAGAGTTAGTATATCCCCGTCTAGGGTTTTCTGGGTAGCATCATCCGAGTAGATGTCAATGGAAGCCCCAATTTCTGGGTATTCATCCATTTTGTCATAATTGTTATAGCGCTTGCGCCTTTCGTACTCAATTTGAGGTAAGCTAGGGGCCCCTTTTGTAATGCCAATGCTGCCTCCGGCTATGTTGTTGTCTAGAGTCTCGGCACTTTTTATCACATCGCCCGCGAGGGGCTGCTGCATTTGGGGTCGTCCGCGCTTCTTTTTGCCTGTAAAGAAACTCTTAAAAAATGCGGCAAATTTACCGGAAAGAGCCGGGGTAGACCCGTATACGTTAGCACCGGGAAATTCGGTAAAACCCTGTCCTTCGGTAAGGGATTCCTTCTCGTTTATATTTTTATCGTTGTCTACACCCATTTTAAGTAATCCATATACTCTTTATTGTATGTACCCCGGGACACTCCTATAAGGGACTCCTTTTCTCCTTTTGAGTCCCCTTTTAAAACAGGGACGGGGCTTTTAAGTATTATGTCTTCCATTACGTCTGCTGCGATGGCTAAACTCATAACTAAATCATCTGCGTAGCCGTCCTCAGCCAGAATTTTGCCATTGTCATTAATAATGAAAGTTGTTAATTCATCAAAAGTTCTATTAGAATTAACTTTTATTTTAGTTTGTCGTAAACTTTCTTGAAGTTTATTCAAAATAATGTCTCGTGTTTTCATGGATACCAATAATCCCATCTCACCTTTTTCATCGGTCCACATATTTTCATATTCTAGTACCTCAAAAAGTTGTTCAATTAAGGCTAATCCAAGTCCGTTTCTTTCTGGACAGACGAACGCAGTATTATAACGTAAACCCTCTTGCGCAATGATTTTAGCAAATTCGGATAAACCTATTTTGTTACTGTAAAATTCTGCTACTTGTTCTCCATTATATAAATTTATAATATGGAACGCGGAGTAATCCCGTTCTCGCCCGAAGGAGGTATCAACCGCAATTAAATAATGATGGTAGGGTTCTGGGTCTTTCCAAATGCGCATCATATTATAATATTTTTTATAATAGTCGTTATTTGTGGTGGATTTAATTTTGGTGAGAGTACCTCCATCCACAAAAGTATCCCCTGTTCCGAGAAATTCTCCTTCGTACTCCTGTAGCCAAGCACGTTCCCCTACGTTTGCCCGGGTCTCATCTCCCCATTTTTCAGTATAATCGGGGTGCTCGCGCCAATGGATGTCAATAATATGGAAGTTATTTTTATTTAATGTAGCGTCTCGGTATAATTCATAGTATAAGTTGCCCATACCGTTTACGGTGGAAATGATAAAAGCCGAGCCCCCAGTGGAAATGGTAGGGTAAATAGCCATCCAAAATTCTGTCATTTTATCAATAAAGGCGGCTTCATCCACGATAAGAAGAGAAACAGACTCACCCCGTCCTGCTCCCGCTGGTTGGGACTTAATTTTGCTCCCTGTGGAAAGTTTGATTACGTGCTTATTTCGTTCAATTTCTTGGGGCTTTAACCATGAAGGCAAGTCGTCATACATAGTAACGGCTCTATCTAAAAAATCTCGGGATTCTCGGTCCCCAATCGACACCACCATCACGTTTTTATTTTTATGAAAAATAATGTACCATAAGGCATAGGCTGCACAAATCGTAGTAGCTCCAGCCTGCCGAAATTTTTTAAGTAGGTTAAACCTGTTAACGTACAGGTCATTAACAATTCTTTCCTGAAATTTATACAAATCAAAGGGTACAATCCCTCTTATAGGGTGTACAATATTAACATACGTACGAATAAAGTAC